ATTTTCCCTAGTTTTTCTCTTTCGTCTCCACTAATATCTCCATCGTGTGGAATGGGAAAAATATTAAGGTCACGAATATCACTACAAATAATGTCCTTATACTGTTCTATAGTGCCATCCTCAACACACAAATAATATAAACTCAACAACTGTTCCTCCTTTGACCTCTCATCATCAGTAGTAACATCATCTACTTCCAAACCTTGTGCCTTCATCGACAATACTGCCTTACGCATCATCCCATGCACTGAACGTTTCAACTTTCTATCTGCTACTAAACTCTCAACAATGTCATGAAAAGAACACTCTTCCCTAGAGTGTCCTCCCCTAACGTCATTAGCAACAAATTTCCATCTCTTATCAATAAGGTTTATAACTTCAGCCGGAGTTTTGTTTCCCATGTTATTAGCTAGCCATTGTACAGTCTCACTTCCGGTACTAGCTGGAAAATCTTCTGAAACCTTCAAACTCATCTTCCATGAAAATTTAAAACGATTGCACAATGCATCACAACACATCAACCCATGCACATTACTAAAATTTGAACTATTGGTGGTAACTAAAATATAATCTGATTTAAACAATCGTCCTTTTTCTTCGAGTTTCGCCATTTCCAAGGGAGTTTGTGTACACGAAATGAGATTGATCATATCATCTGCATCTTTTCCGTCTACATTCTTAAGAAAATCATCTACATACATGACCTTCTGTTGCGTATAACCATCGAAAAAATGCACATTTTGACCAGTTGGTCGAGCCCAAACTTCGCCATCAGCTTCTTCTCCATCTTTACAGTCACCTGAAATAAGTAGAAGAAGCGTGGGCAATATAGAACCAACTATATAACTTTTCCCAACACTAGAATCACCAACAAATGCTGCGGCTGTGGGAACACATCTAGCTGACCCGGCTTTAGGTGGAATTCCTTTAAAAGTCTTAATGATGTCAGTAGCTAAACGCGTGTATGAAACGGGAAATTTAGGTGTAACTGGTCCATATTTGCTAATCCTTAGTGCCAGCTTATAATGTTTTCGCAACTTATCCAAATGGTCGCCCTTGTAAATATTGTCAGAATCAAAATCTCCACGAGCATTTTGTTCGGTGAAATCTTGAACAAGTTGCGTTATCTTGCTATGACTCAACGAATACCAATCCGTGAAATAACCTGTTCCCTCAAAAATATAATCGACAATTACCTGGAAAAAGGCAATACACTTTTCAGTTAGTGTAACTTTACCAAGCATTTCTTCGTCGTAACGAACTTTGAATGAACGATGATCCGAATCTGTGACCTCTCGTGAAATCAACGAAAATGCTGAACTAAGTACGCCTGGAGCAAGACTTTCCAATGCTGAATCCCACTTACTTTGAATAACTTTAAAAGCTTTGATACCATAAGTTGGAAATTCTTTACCTTGAGAGTGCCATTTGGGCACACTAAGTTTTTCAATTTTAGACCAAATATGTGGTTTGACAAATCTACCAATCTTGATTGTCAAATTAGCAACTGCAACAGTT